TACCTGTATTAAAGGCATAAAACTCCTTAAGTTTTAATAATATAATTAACAACTAAATAAGGAGGGAGTATAGCTACAGCGGATGAAGTTCCAGTCCAAGTATGGGTATGAGAACTGCCTCCTCCTGTATTTTCTAAAGATAAATTAACTGAACCACTAGCAACACTTAAACCTGAAGCATCGATAGCTGTTTGAACTGCTCCCGTTCCTCCAGTCCAGGATCCAGTAGGCCATCCAGTTGTTACACCTCCATGGGTATGGGCAGGAATTTGTGAAGAGGTTAAAGTTGTACCGGCATTTGTTCCACTCAATGTTGGAGTATCGGTAGTTGCTCCTCCTGTATCTGCCATGTCATAGCTACTTCCTCCATCATAACCAGCGGGAAATACTCCTTGTAAATTGGGAACATTAAAAGTTAAAGATCCATCTCCACTTCCATAAGTAATACCGATGGCGCTAAATAAATCTGCATAAGTCGTTCGGTTGACCGCTGTTCCATCACATAATAACCAATTGGTTGGTGCCGCGGCAGCACCATACATTATAATAGATCCTACAGGACATAAATCTGTTTCGGTCGACCACTCGGGCGCCGTAGCTCCCGTATTGGTTTTAAGGAACTGGCCTGCTGATCCAATTCCTAATTTAGCAATTGTAGTAGAAGCTGTGGCATACATTAAATCCCCAGCTGTAAAGGATGTTAAACCTGTCCCCCCACTTGCAATTCCTAAAACAGTACTTAGTGTTGTGGCTCCGGTAACCGTTAAGGTTCCATCCACGGCAGCATTACCTGTGCATTCTAAAGTAGCAATTTCTAAATTATCTAATCCTCTTACTGCTGCAGCTCCAGAACCTGCTCCATCAAAATAAAATTGAGCTGCTTTTCCATCTTGTAAAGAAACATTTCCACCTGATCCTTGTGTAAAGGTAATGGTATTCGTTGTACCATTAATAAAGATATAAGATGTATTAGCCGTATTGGGACTAATGGTAACAGTAGGATCCCCTGAAGATCCTGTAAATTTGATAACCGGATAGTTTCCATCTTCTGTATGATCAGCTCCATCCACAGGTGAACTCGCCTGTACTAATAAAGTATGGGTTGTTCCTGTAATAGCTACAGATTTGTAGCCTCTAATTCTGTCTATAATATCCCAGTTATAATTACTGGTTGTACCCCAGGAGCCTGACTGTTCTCCTGTTGTTATTGATTCAATTCCTAAATTTGTTGTATATGACGATGCCATTAATGTACCCTAATCCAAGTTGTTGTATTTGAAGAGTCGACTTCTGTCCACCCATAAGCGGCGCCATCATTGACCGTTAACGTTACTGGCACTTGAGTTGCATTAACCAATGCACTTCCCGTCACAGTAACATCATTTGGAAGGACATTCAAGCTTACTCCTGTAACATCTACATCTACTTGTACTGTGACTGTTACATCATTAACGGTAAGCGTAACAGGAACATTAGTAACAGCAGGATATACACTAACCTGAACTGATACATCATTAACCCCAAGCGTAATTGGTACGTTAGTAACGTTAACTGTAACACTAGTGTAAGTAACTTCGAGAGCTTGGGAAGCCCATGCGGCTCCGGCCCATGTTGAATCGCCAAATAACATAATTTTATCCTATTTGCTATATAGCATAGGAAATTTTAAGATGAAAGTCTCTTTTTAAACCAAGCAGGAAGACCTAAATGAGGACGGGTGTCAAATTCATTTTCTTTTGCTTCTTTAGAATTAGCTTTATTATAGTGTAAAAAAACTTGAAGACAACTCTCCCCTTGAAAAGGCTCTCTCCAGTGTTCCAATTCACATCCAGAATAAACCAACAGATCCCCTAGATTTAAATCTATGCTTACTCCTTTAGCCTCACTCCGGTTTGTTAGTTTTTTTCCATCTACTCTTCCAACATTTTCATATGGACTTAAATAGATGGGCCATTTATCTCCCCCTAATCTTAACGTAGTGGATATTTCACAACTAAACCGATCTTTATGTCTTACTAATTCGTCTCCTTTTTGATAAAATCTTGTATAAGTATAGGTGGGGTGTAACTTGAAACCTGTCTCTTTTTCCATGATGGGTTGAACCCAAGTCAATAAAGTTTCCATAGCTATATCGGAATAATGGCAATAGGAAGTAGCTGCTACATCGTCACCCCATGTTCCCCATTCCTCCGTAAACTGAGAAAGATATTTTTTATCCAGCAATGTTCTAAAAACTTTTCTTTTTAATGAAAAATATTGAGTGATAAATTTTGCCAGTTGAGGACTGATTGCTTTTTTTACTACAATATATTTATTTTTTTTGAAGCTCATTTGTGTTTAGTCGGATCCAATACAATGTTACCGGAGATACTAACCCTAGTTTTATTCGATGTGTAAAAAGGAAAAACTTGATGCGTAAGTTTAGCAGGAAAAAATAACATAGTTCCCTCATCTTTAGGAGAAAGCAGATAACTAAAATGTTCTAGTCTTCCCAAAGAACTTATATAGGTAAACTGAAAATCAGAGGCTTGAGCCCTGTATGAATGGCTGGCAAATTTTAATGCATGTTCTTTTTTATGATGAGTTGGAATGGTCACCCATATTACAAAAGAAAAGATCCCCTTATGAGTATGAGGAGGATTAAATTCATATTTTTTTTGAAAATTAACCCACAAATTGTCTACGACAAAGGGACAATTACGGGTTAATATACTGGGGACTACGTCTCTGCTAAACTCTTTAAAATACATTTCTATAAGGGGTGGTAAAACATCCCTACCAAACACCTTATCTTTATCTTGTATTTTAAATGAATGACTAATGTTACCCGCTAAGTTAGAATTATAACTTTGAGATGATTTCCTCTTTATACATTCTTTTAAATATTTCATTGCCTCACTAGTTAATTTTGTTTCTATCCATCCATCAGCAGGAAATCTTCTCTCTATTGGGGTAGAAAAATATTTATTTTTTTGGAGGTTCATCTTTTTTCATGCTATCTGCCCGAGATATATGGGATGGAACAACTTGTATATTCCAATGAATAAATCGAAAAGGCTCTAATCCCATATCGACAGGATATTGATGGGGAGTATAGCCAGGAATAATAACCATTGTTCCAGGTTTAACGTTATAATGAACCGCTTCATTACCAAAACTAATTTTACTTGGATCTTTTTGAGGAAGCTTAGTCATCAGAGCTCCAGGTCGGGGATCATGTAAAACAGGCATCGAAGTTCGCTTACTCGCTTTTAAAAAGAAAAACCCTGTGACATGCTGATTCCAATGTGTATGAGTATTATGATTACCTCCTCCTTTGTGTGAAAATTCTTGAACCCAACATTCCGTAAAATGTAAACTGTGATTTCTTAAATCAAATCCACACCAATCTAAAAATTGAAAACTTCTAGCACCAGCAAACTCAACAAACTCTTTAGCTGCAGGATCAGCATTAAAAGATTCGGAATGGTTAGACAAAGCAAAATCGCCTAGAGAGGCTTTGAATAATTTATCTCTCTCTTTAATTCCTGCTTGTAAATTCTTTTTTCTCGATTTTTTTAAATATCGATCTGTTAGTTTTAACATGGGTTTAACAAACATAGGACAGTCGGCAGTCCAAACAGGAGTACCGAAATAGGTCACATTATTAAACTTTACGTGAGTATTGCTTCCTTCCATATTATTTAAACGGAAAGCCTAGATGCCATACTACTAGACTATACCTTACTCCTTTCGTTACGGGTTTAACTCTATGCCATACAAAACTTGGAAACACAACAACAGATCCTTTGGGTAAAATTTCTTTACATACAATAGGCTGTGATTCTTTATCCGGATCATTCTTTCTCAAATCAAATTCTAATTCTCCCCCTTTATATGTCTTAGGATCTGATAAAGTTACTGTCATAGAGAGCTTTCTAATCTTTCCCTTAGTTGGACCCTTTTCAGTATAAGTTTTATCCCAGCCATCAAAATGCCAATCATAATATTGTCCTTTTTTATATTTAGTAAATTGACATGCTTCGGACCAATCCCAATCAAAATTCCAACCTGAATTTGCGTTAGCGCGATAAACATAAGGGTGAATTTCTTTGTAAATCCATGGGTCACTCATCCACACAACATTAGAATCTCTTTTCTTTTTCAAATCTTTTATTTCATCTTTGGTCAAAGGGTTCTTATCTAAATTTCTATTTCGACCTTGATTTCCAGTAATGGCAATGACTTCTTTTTTCTTTTCTGATTTCCCATATTGTATAATCATATCACAAATTCTAGGGGGAATGACAGATTGAAAATACCAATAGTGATGTGTTAAATTCATAATCTAAATTCTCCTCATTTGAGTAAGTGGATACCGCACACCTTTACCTGTTACACTACCAAAAAATGTAATTAAGGTAAGCCTGTCAGTCTTGCTTTTATCAGCATTTCTTGATGCATGCCAGGTACCCCCATCAAATAATACTAGTCTATTAAAATTAGAAAATAATTCAATTTTTTTACGAAATTTAGAATTAGATTTATCTCTATATTTTTCCATACGTTTGGGGTCTTTTAAATCTTTATAAAATCTTTTTTTCTCCTCCAAATATTCAGAGTCAGTATTAAAATACTTTCCTTCGTACAAACAAGTTCCACTTTGAGGATGATCACTTAAATAAATAATTACAGTGAACTCATACTCGTTGTCTCGATGTATCCAACCTTCATCTCCATAGACATTATAAGGCACTCGTTGAAAATATTGACTTGCTTTCCACTTTAATCCCTCCTCACTCATTATTTGAGTAGGATAAAGGAGAGCTATAATCTTTCGAGTTGACCATAGAAAGAATTGATTATTCACTTCATGGAGAGGCAAAGTTCTTGTACCAGGCCAGGTATTATCAGGAGCGGGTACATATTTTAATCTCGTTGATAGTTTCACGATATCCTGGGGATCAGTAAAAAAATTATCTACAACTAAAGTGGGCCACTGCATAATTAAATACTATCATATGTGATTGTTAAAAGAACATTAAGTTGTTTGGATTGATTCGAAGTAATAAAATATTTTTGTGTACTGGGGAACATAACAAAGAAATCATTTTTCATGGGTTCATGCCAGGTTCGGTTAGCTCTGCGATTGGCATCATATTCTATAACAATGTCACAGGATTGGTCACTTACATCAACCCCATAAACAAGAGTATAATCAGCAGACTCTCTTAAATTTAAAGGGTCTACGGTATTTCTTAAAAAAGATTGTTGGTTCTGTTTATAAACATTACCCCACTGAGCCTTAGGAATAAGGTTCTTGCGATAGTCAGCATTAAAATGATCTCTTATGTAATCTTTGAACCAATTTAATGGTGGGGAATATGGACTAACATAATCTAAATAAGAATAGTCTTTAGAATTAGTACTGATGCGTTTGTCAGTTGCATAAGATTGAAGAATATCATTTTTGAGTTGAGTCCGATTAATTTCAAAACCCTTAGGACATTCAACTGGGCCGGAATATAAATCGATTTCGCTTAATACTTTCTTGTGCATACCTAAGTATGCTTATACTAATTTTTATAGAAATGTCAATTAGGGAAGTACTGGATCCCAAGCTTTAGTAGATTCATTCCAATCATAAACTAGCCCATCATTAGGGTTAG